TCGTGAACATCTCACTGCCCGAGTAGGGAGCCGTGGGAGGTTCAAGCAGGTGGTACTCGATAGTCTCGAACAGGGTAGTATCAGTGACGGTATACGGGACTAGTGTACCCGTCTGTGCACTGAGATCGTACCAGGTTGTCGCGGCAACGGTATTAAAGGAAAACCGGTCGCGGTACCAGGTGGCCATTGCGTTCCAGGTTCGAAGGGCTTCCTGGATGTAGAGAGTGAGTTCGACGGGGGTCCAGAACACGCCATTCGGATCTTGCAGACGCAGGGATAGATCGGTGAGAAGCTGCGAGAGAGGATAGTAAGCGTAGGGCACACTCTCAAGTGATCCCCAGACGCGCCTTCGTCGCTTCGATTCGCTCGAACTGCTGCGTCTGGGTCAGGCCGATCGCGTTGCCCTCGTCGTCGTAGTCGTACACAGTAACCCCGTCGTCACCGCGCACGAATATGCCATCAGGTGTTACGACCATTTCTGGTGTATCCGCACCTTGCTGCGCTTCCTGATACGCCTTCTCGAACGCCTGCAACTCTTCGGGTGCCACGTGATCAGCTCACTATCTGCCAGTCTTCTGCGAGCATATCCAGATTGTTGGGATTCCACGGAAACAGCTTCCCATCGACGCCCTTCATGTACAGGTACGGCACACCTATTTTGGACTGTGCGTCGGGCTTCTGAAGCGCAATCCACATGCCTTTGCCGTTCCAACCCACACGCTGTGCCGTCTTACCATTCTTAACGGCTTCTAGTGCTTGCCCGAAACTCATCATCAGCCTCGTTTCCTTTGATAGCTTCTAGTATCAGGCGCTCGCGCTGCGCCTGCGTTCTCGGAGCCGGTGTGTACTCTATATCCATGCTTCCACATCGAGGACATGTCGTGATGTGTCGCCCACTTGGGTACTCACGCACAGCTCCACAATTGCGGCACTTATTTACCCAACGGCGCAGCATCAGTCGGCCCGCGACTAATCGCCCGACTTGCGGCTCTTACGGTCTACGGCGCCCCCAATGGTTAGTGTGTTGCCATGCGGGGATTGAAACGCTTCGGGGTCCGGTGAGAGTGGGCCGATCTTGTCGCCCTCGCCTGAGAAGAACTTGACCGGGATCGTGTCCTTGCCCTTCGAGTGAGGTTTGTCGAATGGAGGACGGTTGCCACTGTACGTACCGTTGACTCCCTTGATCGATGGAGTCTTCGCGACGACACCTTCGCACGACTCGAACGGCGTGTTGATCATTGCCTTTCCCATTTCACTGCTCCTTTCACAAACTGACGAGTTCCCATGAACATCGACCACCGTGTACTACGCGCCCGGTGGCTATGGCGGCACCAGAGATGCCCGTCATGCAACATCGTCTCCAACAGCTAGCACTGGGTCGATTCTACCACTACGCCACGTACTTGACGTCCAGGTACAGCCAGAGCTGCTTCTCTGGGTCGATGACGAATCCCTGCACACCGAGGCGCCTGACCATTTCGTGGAGGTAGATCTCTGTCTGGTTGTGATCGGTTGGGGGCGCCCACGCGTAGATCAGGGTGCGGAGCGAATAGCCACGCGCGATGTCGAGAGCCACCTGGTGGTGGACTCCGGCGATCCCTTCGGCCACGGTCGCTGCCTTCCAGAAGCCGTCTACGATTACTGGGTTAGTTAGCCAGGGAGCTGCGCGAAGATCGCCGGGATTGTCATCGCGGTTAGGGATTGCACCGTTGACGAAGAAGCCCTCGGCGGATGCGATGGAGTTGACGATCGCGTCGACGAGGCCAGTCATCGCTTCTTGCCACGGGTTCGGCGGCGGGCCTGGTTTAATGCGATCGCGAGGGCTTGTGCGCGGCTCTTCACTTTTGGCCCCTTCTTCGAGCCAGAGTGGAGCTTCCCCCGCTTGAACTCGTGCATCGTATCTTCGACGCCCGGCATGATTAATCCTCTACTTCTTCGGCGACACAACGAGCGCGATCGTCCAGATCGTGTAGATCACGATGCAAACAGTGATCGGGTCCATTTCGCCCTCCTTTCCGTCAGCCCCTGACAGGCCCGCCGAACACCGCCCAGCCCAGAATCACCAGCAGGACGAATATCAGGATGCCTGCGCCGCGCCTGTAATACGGCTGTGTGGGGTTGAACTCTCCGCCCCAGTACACGATCACCCAAAGGATCATCAGTATCCAGAACAGAATCGATAGCGTCATAGTGCCTCCTACTCTACTCCGAGTTTCACAGTTCGCCAGTGCCCTGATACGCAGATCTTAGCATGAAGGTCGAGGTCATCGATGACCGCTCCAGGCACCGAAATGTGCGCGACCGGGTACACGATGATCTCCTTCTCGACCGTGCAGGCTTTGGTTTGGTCAGGGCGCTGCAGCCCCCACACGAATCTCCCGTTGAGATCGGCCACGGGGTCTATCTCCATGCGCGCAGGTTTCTGGGCCACGGCGGCCAGTGCGATCACGATGAGGAGTGGAAGACGCTGCATTCAGTTGGCCTTCGTCGATGTCCCGAGAGGGGCAAGCACGAGCCTGACAATCTCTTCGTGCAGATCTCCCACTGTTTGACGTAGTTCGCGGTTCTCCTGCTCCAACGATAGGCATAGCTGATCGCGTGTGTATGCCCAAAACAGCACACTCGCTAATATTTCGGCACGGATCAAGCGCCCCCATCCTTTTCTGTGATCTTCGCGATGTGCACGGAGAGGTCGGTGACCTGCTTCTGGAGCGCAACTACTTCGGCGCGCGCTGCGGTGAGATTGTTGTTCACCATCGTGTGGATCTCGTCGGTCTTCTGCGCTGCGACTACTGCGGCTGCCTGCGCCTTACTGGCCGCGCGCTGCTGAAGGAGGATGGAGATGATCACTGCGATCGGTGTAGCCAACTCGACGATCTGTTGATTGTTCACTTCAACGAGAGCCAGCATTTTTATCTCCTATAGCGAACGAGATACCAGAGCCGCTGCCACCAACTCTTTGCAGCAAGGCTGAGGTGGTTACTCAATGTGACACCGCCGCGACGGGGATAGTGATCGTGGACTGGATCACGTCCTCCTTGCGAGTCTGTGAAGCGAGAATGGTACGTGTCGCGCACTGAGCCGGGAGCAGCACGACTGACTCAGACAACAGATCGGGGAGGAGGCTGGCGAATTGCGGCGTCACTCCTTGTAGCTTACCCGCGATGAAGCGCGCCGCCGCCCCGCCTGCGCCTACTGCACCGATCACCTTGGGGGTTGCCGCGATGTATCTGCCGCCCATGAATACAACCGCACCGTCCGCTGCCCAGCCGAGAGCCGTGATCAGGATCGGAAGGGCTCGACGGTTGTAGGACGATTGAAGCTGCGCCGTCGCGCGCGCGAGATCGAGATGGTGCAGCTTCGGCGCGGACATGTAGACGCGCTCGGGGGGAACAGTGACAGTGAAAGAAGTGTCGTTGCAGAGTGAGCAGTCCCAGACGACTACCTTGCCCTTGCCGAAGACGTTCGCGGTTGAGGAGCCGCTCTCGGGAGTGAGGAGAACGGAGACTGTGGACTGCGCCATCAAGTGAGCAGCGAACAGTAGCGCAACCGCTAGCCTCATGGCACGCAGTATCCCACACTAAGTCCTTGCATATCAACCGACGTCGACGAACATGAGATCGACGTCATGGGATTGAATGAAGGCCGCATCGACCGGGAACCCTAGATAAGTCCCCTTCGGCAGAATCCACGTGTTCTTGAAGATCTCCATGTCCTGACGGCGCTGCTTCACCAACTCGTTCAGGTATTGAGCGAGTGCCTCCTTGCGCACGCCGAACCAATTCACACCCTTCAGATCGGGGTAGCGGTTCATGTTCTTGACTGCCCAGATCGAGGTTTGAAACTCGGCGCGTGCCATCAGGAGCGAGGGGGAGAGAGTCGGAGGGTAGTCAATCACCGGAGTCACACCTGCCGGAGTCAGTGGGAGACCGCGACGCTGGTAGATCGCCATGTAGGTGTTGCCATCGGTGGGAGCAGGCCAGAACTCATACACGGGAGTTTGCAGCAGCGGATCGGATTTGTAGCTGCCGATGATGTAGGCGTTGCCGAACGAGCCGCGCTGCGGGTCCATCCGGTCGAGCTGCTCGCGGTTGAAGTTCAAAGACTTGCCCACGATCGAGTAGGCGAACTGGATGTTCGTGACTGAGAAGAAGCGGAGGAAGTCAGCGGAGGGGGGCGCGTAATAGGGCTTGTAGATCTGGTAGGTTTGGCCCGCGCCTACGTTCTCGGCTTCGGTGTAGAGGCGGTCGAGTGTGATCTGGTTCGTGCCGTTGTAGGCGACGATGTTGTAGATCGGGTTGCCCATCCCGCAGCGGAATTGGCGACCGATACCGAGATTAGGAGAGGCGAGAGGGGGATTGGCGGCGGCGAGAGGGGTCCACGCGGCGGTCGCGTTGGCGTCGCCTGTGACGATGGCGCTGGCGAGGGTTGTAGTGACCGTGCCTGCGGTTACAGGGAGAGGAGCGACGTAGGCGAACTCCGCGACGAGCCACGACCACAGACCCTCGTCGCGAATATCCTGCCACGCCCGGTTGATCATGGTCCGGGCGGGCAGGAGTGAGAGGCCAGGGTAGAGGCCGATCAGTTCTTGAGCATATTGATCAAGCGGCAAGGATTAACCTCAGCGCCCGATAAATGCCATTCGCGTTACGAAGGTGGACAGGTTAGTCGCGCCAGCTACCTGCGCGCCGCTCGCCGCCGTGACCCAGATGAGCGCTGCCGAGTTAGGAAACTCTGCGCCCTGCGCCACCGGTAGCCTTGCGCCATCCACCGTGTAGGTACCGCTATTGTCGAGCCCGCAGATCACCAGTTCGATGACCTTGAGCCCGACATTCTGCGCAGAGAGTACCTGCCCACCGGTTGGACCGGCAGGAGGTACCCCTGGCGTGATTTGCGTGTAGGACGTGGGACCGGTGACGTCAACGATCGACATCATGCGGTCCCCGATCCCGAATATCCCGTTAACTTTGACTGGAGATGCCATGTTGTGTGATCTCCTCCAGTCTACATGTTAAAGAAGCGCGGCCATAGCTGGACGAGCGAAGTCGCCGCACCCACCGGGGCCACTTGAGCAACGCCGAGTACCGATTTCAGGATCACGTAGGTCGGGTTGCCGGATTGCGTTGGATCGTCAGCGAGGTTCGAGGGCGATTGGTCCACGATCACGAGATCGCCGATGGCCGGGGTCGCAGCGGTGAGCGAAGTCTTGTACTTCACGTTCGCCACACCATTGATCTGAATCCAGCCGTAGTTGCCCTTGGTCACGGCGCCGAGCGTGATGCCAGCGACCTGGCCGATGGTGGTTGCGGTCACGTCGGGGGTTGCCGTCCAACCCGCACGATGGGCCGCAGTGTCGTAGAAGACCACTTGGCCTGCTACGTTCGAGGCCGTCGAACCAGTCAGGAAGTTGATGTACTGGTAGAGGCCGGAGTGCAGAGTGATCTTCGAGCCGCGCAGGTTGGCCTCGGTCTCGGACAATGCGATGATCCCGCCAAGCTGGCCGGGATAGGGTTGCGCGCCCGTGCCTGTCGAAGTCGGGGAGCCGATGAAAGCGTCGTTGATCAGATCCAGGTACTGGACCGACCAGTGTGTGATGTTGGTTAGGAAGTTAGTCGGCATAGTTATCTCCTCGCGTAGTCACGTACGCTCAACCTCCGATCCCATAAATCTGCGTGTTCAAGCGGGGAGCAATGCACTCCAGGTTGATCGCAGCTTTGATCTGACCAGCGACGCGGGTATTGTCCTGCGCCGGAACGAAGCCCGAGAAGCCCAGACCGAACTCCGGGTCGTCCGCGAGACGAAGCAGGAATTTCCGCGTGTTGAACCACACGAACACCTCGCCCACGGTCAGGGTGACGTTGGTCGTGGGGAAGTTGTTCACGACGGTCGCGGGTGCGGTGTAGGCGAAGGTCGAGGTCAGGAAGTTGCCGATCCCCGCCTGATTCTGACCGTACTTGAGCGACGGGAAGTAGTCGTCCTTCAGGATCAGCGCGTTGTTCATGCGCATCCCGTTGGCACCCCAGTAGGGGTCGCGCTCTTGAGCGAACCGCTGTTGAGGCTGGATACGCTCCTTGATGTAAGCGTAGGCGGCCTTGTTCGCGACGCCCAAGTCGGGTTCGTCGCGCCCGATCGAGGCTGACTGATACGCCTCTTCCAGCAGTTGGTAGGTCATTGCGCCGACGTTGCCAGCCTGATCGCCTGCCCAGAACACGTTGCCGTTGAGTGCGATGGCGATGTTGCCGTTGCGCGCCTGGGTCCCGTAGGACGTGTAGATGTTGCCGTCCCACGAGGGGTTGTTCCCGTCGTTGATCGCCTCGGTCCACCCGTTGATGTTAGGGGTTCGCGGGGCGAGCTGGCCGTTCTGCTGCAAATCGACCGCGATGATCGCAGAGATGGTTTGGATGCCATTCTGCATGTCGATGTCGATCAGGCGGAAGATCGAGAGGTCGCCACGGTTGAGGACCTGGATGTCTTCCTTGTACTCGACGACCGAGACCTCGTAATACTTCGGGTCGAACTCGGTGCCCGATAGGGTTTGCGGCTTGTTGATATCGAAGTTCTGGCCGCGCGTGTACGCACCACCGATGAGAGGCGCGTAAATGAAAACGGTCTGCATGAAGGCGCCGCCCGTGAAGGGCACCATCGCCTTCTTGCGCAAGTGCGCAAGGAATGGACTATCGAGGAAGAAGTTGTCTTCGACGGCGTCCGGGTAGATCTCCTTGAGCGTTGTGAGGTTACAGTTGTGTTGCGACCGGGTTCGCTATTCCCGACCTTCTGGGGCTTTCGTCCCCAAGCTCGGACCATATCATCACCCTCATAAGCGGGTGCCGCGCGCTTCGGGTCGCTTGACCCTACTCCCTTTCAGGATGGCCTCTGAACCTTCCTCATCGCTGAGGCTTGGCTGCTGATTGCCTTGGCTGCCACCAGCTTTAGGTTTCCCAGCAATTCACGCGGTTCACATGCACACTTTCGCATGCACGGGACTCTTTTCAAATCTCGTCCAGGATCGGATCGCTCAGATATTTGTAGTCGTGCCGTGGAGAACTTGCGATCAATTAGCTCGCTTAGGGTTCTCAGCAACAGCGTCAACTCCTCTGAGATACTCGTCGAGTGCCTTGTTCACTTTGTTTCGACGGGAAGAGGTGCCTTTCAAATCGCGGAGAGCGTCTCGCAAACGTACCTGTTCCAGAACATCTGCAACGGGCACTCCCTTGACGCCATTGCTACGCGCGCGATCAATCGTCGCCTGGAAAGCCAGTGCAACCTCTGCTTGATCACGTTTCACAATGAAGTACGGCAAGCATCCCCGCAATATGGCTTCAGCCTTATTACAGGCAACTGTCCAATAGAAGCAGTTGCTCCACTTCTTACTGGCAGGCCGCTTACCCATGTACACCCTACCACCGAAGTGAGCCACACACCATTCAGAGACACGCGGGTCCGTGTTGGTTATCCGCACATCCAGATACAGGTGAGGCCGCGCCCATTTCCGCTTCTTGGAAAAGGCAGTGGCGATTCCGATGTACCCTTCTCCGTCGATCAGAACGGCTAACCGCGCCCAATCGACTTCAGTTGGTGAACCTTGCACTTGCGGCATCATACGCCTTAAGCGCTCTTTGCCACGTCAGGCTGCCCCATGGGAATCCCACGGGCGCGGCGATCGAGGAAGCTCGATGCCGACTTTTGCCAGCGACTCTCGCGACCGGCAGCGGATTCAGCCGGGGGTGGCAGTCTACCGTTGTCCCCGTGTCCATTGCCGTTGCCCGCCGCAGCTTCCGCGTCCCGCTCCGCAGGAGTCTTCATCTCCTTGGCGAATACGGGAGAGTGCTCGCGTTGCTGTCCGGGCCGACCTGGAGCATTGCCTCCGTTCAGAGCAGCCTCCGTGGCTTTCTGCCGGTACTCACCTTCCAACTCGCCCCGGATCTGCGTGCGCAGAGTCTCGGTGTGCATCTCTTCGCGCTTCTTGGGCACGTCGAACGTGGTCTCCCAGATGCGGCGAAGGTCCATGGCTGGCCTGCCTTGGCGGGTCAGTTGGTCGTTGGTGTCAAGCGCCTTCTGGATGAACGCCGACCGGCCCCGGAGCTGTTCGCCCGATGGGGTGGTGTATTCGAACGTTCGAAGGGACTTGCCGAAGAGTTCCTGATGTTCCTCCGCAATGTCGGGGAACTCAGCAAGCAGACGGAGTGTCTGACGGTCGCGCTGTGCGGCCAGCTTGTTAACATCTTCGCGGGTGAGATACTGCGACTGATCGCCATTCCCTCCGCCTTTGTTCGCGGGGGCTCCACCGTCTCCACCTTTGTTGCCACCCTCGGGGGTTGAGATCCCTTCGAGCAGCGCCTTCTCGTCCGCGTTGTATTGCCGGGCGAGTGTGGAGATACGAGCGCGGTACTGGCCTTCGGTGATGCGAGCAGCTTCGAGATCCGCGGCGATTTTGTTGTACTTATCGTCGAGACCACTTTTCCACTCTGCCAGGTTCTGACGCTCTTGGAGCACCGAGTTCACATCGGCTTCGAGAGCCCGCCGTCCATCGGCCAGTTCCTGTGTCTTGCGCGAGTAATCCCGGCGCATCAGAACCTGATCTTTGAGGCGGGTGGTGACTTTGTCCTTACCGAGGATCGACTTCAGGTTGTTGACTTCGTCCTGCGAGAGGGAACCGTCGGCGGAAATGTCGGCGAGCCACGACTGCAGATCGAAATCGTCGAGTTGCTGGTTACTGCCTGTTGGCATGGTTGGCTCCGGTCTCTTCCGTGTCGTGATCGAAGGAAGGGACTTGTGGATTGGGATCGCCGCCAGGGTTATCGCTCACGCGAACGGCCCCAGCGGGCGGAGGAGAAAATTGGTTGAGTGACAGCACCAGATCCACATGCGTATAGCCGGATTTGGGCTTGTCATGGCAGAACACGCAGGTGTCCGGGGACAGGCTGATTCGGCCCTCGCTCAACAGACGGTTGTGTTCCACCTCTAAGGCGTTCATGCGAGTGTACGCGGGGCTTGTGGTTCCTGCGCTTGGTTAGGCTGCGATACCGATTTCGACATCCCCGAGCGGAGCGCGTTCACCGCCTGCCGCAGATCCTTCGCCGCCTCCGGGAACTCCTGCGCCATCGCGTTCATCTGGTTCTCGATCTCGCGGTAGCGCATCATGATCGAGCGCAGACGGGCTTGTGGATCGGGGGAGGTCTGCTGGGGCATCGGCCCTGAGAGCGCATCCATCGGCGGGGGGGAGGTGGGAACGGGAGGCCGGTTGGGGGCCTCGGGTGAGCCGGGCGCACCGGGGGGCGTGAAGGATGGTGCGAACGGCGTTGAGATGGAAGCCATCTATCGCTTCGATGTGATGCGCTGCATGAAGGGGGTCTCGATCTTGCTCTTGCCCTTACCGCCCTTTTTGCCGCCTTTGCGTTTCGCCATATGTTTTGCGGTTGGACCCGGACGCCGGATCAATTACCGCTTCGGACGTTTGGACATCCGCTTCCTGCCACGACGAGCCATGTCATTCGTCGCGACGTTCACTACCGTTTCTTGCGACCACGGTGCCGTCTGTCTGCTACTTCGTACTTCGAAATCCCGAACATCGCTTTTCTCCTTTCATCCGACCACCTTCGCTCGATGCGGAAGGCTATCGTTACTGAGAGTCAAATACTGGTACTACAAGTGAGCCGCGCGTCCGGGTTTCACCTGAGTGGGATCATAGACCCCTGCAGAGGACAATGTCAAGTCGGTTATTTCGGCTGAGTTGCGATCGAGGCCAGGTATTGGGAGTTTGAGGGCTGATTCGCGCCTGTGTAACGCATCAGCTTCGCAGCCTTGGCAGGGTCGGTTTTGGCGAGCAGCGAGAGGTATTTTGACCAGGCCTGCTGAGCTTGCTGGGGGGAGATGCCGAGGGTTTCGGCCTGGTTGATGCGGGGATCGGAGCCAGGGGCGTTGATGCCAGAGGAGCCGAGGCGCGCGGCGATTTCGTTGGCCCACTGCGATTTCGGAACATTCTGCGTCAGGTAGCTGCGCATCTGATCGGCGACGGGTTGGGGGAGCTGCGAGAGGAGGGAATCGGCGGAGACATGGGAATCGCCAAGGAATTGGTGGATCGCTTCGTGGCGTGGGACGCCTTGCATCCCGCCTTGCTTCGGCTGCTCCATCGTGCCGGTTGCATCGGGGCTCACGACCGAGACCGGGCCGGAGGGAAGTTGCGAGCGGACCAGTTGCGCGAGAGGGCCACCGCCGATGCCGACGTCGCCCGGCTTTTGAAAGGTCGCGCCCCAGTCGTTCGGGTCGAGCTGTTTCATTTGCTGTGGTGAGTGCGCCGTGATCATCGGGTCGTGCGAGAGGCGGGAGTAGGCCAGGCTATAGTCGGGGGATTCCTGCGGGCCGACCGATCCGATCGCCTGGCCGAGTTTGTTCTTGAGCAGGCCAGGGAACTGCTGCAGGATTTCGAGGAACGAGGGGGACGGCTGGGGCATGTCAGCCATGCCAGTTGCTCGTCAGCCACGGATCGAAGCGCTGTAGCCAGTCACTCCACTCGTTGCGTGGCTGCAGCATTCGCCCACACCTGCACACCCACGCCGATGTCTGCCCATCGGTCACGGCAATAGGTGTCATGACGTTGTGGCACTTGAGGCAGGAGACCTGTGTCAGCTCACTTGATACGGACCCGGTTTGAGCAGCCGCTGCCATAGATCTTTTACCGTTCCTTCCCAGTTGCAGCCGACGTGCACTGCGCGCCCATCATCGAAGAATATCACGCCCGAGATCGTGAGGCAGCGCGGGCAGCCGACTAACATCCAGGAGTGGTCAGTGTCGGGGACGGATGCGGCGAGTTGGTCGGTTGTCATCGCGATTCGGCTACTGTCTGCCGTCCGCCCTTATTGACGAGATGCGGCGCCGCGCCACCTGTAGGCTTACGGCCTGGCTGACCGGGTTGCTGCGGCATCATCTGCTGCATCAGCTTCCGCCACTCGATCCAGCGCTGGATGATGTTCTTGGTCGCAGGCGGCTCCTCGCCGATGTTTATGTCGAGTTCCTTACCGAGCGTCCACGGGTCCATCGGGAACGGCGTCCCTCCCTGGCGGAAGAGCTGCAGGTAGAGAAGTTTCCGCGACATCTGCGTGATCTGATGCAGCGATTGCGGCGTAACGTGAAATACGAAGTTGTCCATGTGCCAGCGCGCCCTTTGCCAGAGAGGCGTAGGAGACGCTGTATCTGTCGGCTCGCCAAGAACATGCGAGGGCAGCATAGATGCGGGTTCATAGTCGTAGTCCTCCTCGACCAGGCCGTCCTTTTCTCCCAGGATCTGCACGCGGCGCGGGGCGTTGTAGAACTGGAAAAAGAGCGCCTTGACCATCTCGCCCAAGTCGCGCAGTCCAGCTTCCATGCCACGCGAGATGTCCTGGACGAGCGGCCCCATCATCTCCATCAATTTGTCGATCGATTCGGAGGCGGGGATCTGGCGGGCTTTGGCGATCGCGGTCATGTCGCGGACACCGGAGACGTGATCCATCTGCTCGTAGAGGAACTTGACGAACTCGGGGATGAAGGCTTCGACTGAGTACCACTGCGGGTTCAGGATCGCCTTGATGGGTTCGCCTGTGATGCCGAGCGGGGCTGGAATGGATTGGCCGCCCTGGCGGAAGTCGAGATCGTCCATCACCGATTTCGCGAGCACGTTCGCGTCGTACCACACGTTGGGACGGAGGCGGGCGTTGGCGGAGTCGTCAACTGCGCGGATCAGAGAGTTGACGCCGCCCTGGATCGGGGCCATGTCACGGAGGGGAGAGTAGCCACAGACTTCCCATGGCCAGTCGTCCGGGGTGAAGCCGATCACGGGGACCTTGCGATGCCACCACGGGGAGGGGCCGTCACTGATCTCCAGGTTGCATTCAGGGCACGCGATCAGGAGGCGGCGCGCGGGGTAGAGCATCGACTCTTCGCGGCCCACTTTGCGCTGGAGCTTGTTGCCCTGCGCGTCCTTCTGCGTCGTTTCGAGGAGCGACTCGTAGACTGGGACAGTGTAGGAGAAGTTCGTGTCGGGTTCGCCCATCACGATCGGATCGGGGCCAAGGTTGATCGCCGGGTCCATGATGTACGTGTGGAAGATGTCGAGCATCGGGAAGGGGGTGTCGTCCTCTTCGCGGCGGTTTTGCCCGCCACCTAGTCGCCGAAGGATCGGCGTAACGAAGCCAGTGACTCTTCCCATTCCGCGTCGGAGCGCGCCTGAGGCGACATAGGTCGGGGCGAACTTATCGGCGAGGGTAGGCCACATGGCGCAGGCGACGTGGATGGGAGTGCGTATGCGGATGATGACGGCGTAGGCGCCTTGGATGTTGTGATCGGACGGGAGCTGCACAAATAGAACGTCGCGCGGACCATACACATTGAGAAAGATGTCACCACGGCCCGCGTTCCAGAAGTCGCGTTTCCAAACCGGTGAAATGTAACCGGTCCCCATGACCATTGCGTATTGCAGAGCCTGCCGAATGCGCCGGTCGGCGAAGGTGTTGTGCCACCAGCTATTGACAAGCTTGTTGAGAACGACTGAGTGCGAATCGTACAGCTTATTGTCATTCTTGTACCCCCACATGGGCCGGAGATTGGAGAGAGTCGAGACGATCTCGCGCACGTTCCGCTTGGCGCGGTTGATGCGGAGACCGCTGAGGGTGCGCGCCTGGCGGGAGTCGGAGGGGGAAACGCCTGCGATCACGTCCAAGGCGCGGTCCATGTCCATGAAGGCGCGTTGGGTCTTGAGGAATTGCTCGCCTTCACCGATCGCTTCACGCAGCCAGCCGAGTTTGCGGTCGGAGGTGGTCAGGTCGCCTTGCGCGGTGTAGGCTGGAGGGCAGCGCCAGTCAGAGTCGCGTCCGAGGGACACTAGAAACGCCTCGCGCGATACAGCACAAACGCACGTGGATGCGAAGGTGTAGCATCAGGTGAAAAATACAGCTTGGGCACGCCATCACAGCGGCTGAAGGTTATCCACCCAAACGGTACTCGCAGGTCCCATCCCCAACTGTATCGCGCAAACAGCCACATCATACACGCCTCGATTTCCAGTCAGTGCGCGCATCGCGATACTCCTCGCGGTTCGAACGGTCGTGAGAGAAAACGTCGATGTGGAAGTTCGCCGAGCCAGGACCGGGGCGGCGCTTCGAGTTGACGTACTCTCTCATGCGCGCGGCGAACTCGCGGCCTTGGGGCGAGAAGCGCGCCTTGGCTTGGTCGAGCTGGGCACGATTGCGCGCAAGGGTAGCTTCGCGCTGAGCTTCACTCGCGTGGTGGGATTCGCGGATGGCGGCGTCCTCGCGGCTGTTGACTTCGCGAGTGATTCGGTCAGCCTCGCGCAGAGTGCGGATCTCGACCTTTGCATATCCTGGACGGAGCGGAGCATCCACCGAAGCCGGGAATGAATACGAACCGTCGGGAGCCTGATGGACGACGATAGGGTCGAAATGTTGGGCGTACTGGGCATAGATGGAACCATGGGGGCAGAACGGAAAGTCGCCGATCTGCAGTTCCGCCCCGCATTGAGAGCACGTTGTCATGTCACCTTCAGCAGCACCACCAGGATCGCACCGATCACGGCTATGACATACGGCAGCAGCGGCCACGGCGCGGGGTTCACACCACTACCATCGCGCAGGAATGCCGGGGGTCTCGACACCTTTGTTTTGTAAAGGGCCAACGACGCCGGTCAGCTTTACGTTAGGCACCACTTCGAACGGGATCACGAGGGGTGCGACGGAGTTGCCATAGATATCAGTGCCCTTGACGGTGACCGCGAACGGACCCATGGGGCCGCGCGGGACGACTGCGACGTGGGTTGCGTCGATGGCCACGGCGTAGGCGGCTTCATGGTTGTCCACGTCGACTGAGAGCGCGGTCACCAGCACCGTTCCCGTGGGGGGCGCAGGAGTGGGTCCAGGAGGCACACCAGGTATTGTGGGCACAGTAGACGCAGGCGTGGGCTCGGGAGTCGTTGGGGTTGCGGGGGCGGCGCTGTTCGCTACTGCCACAAGCGCCTGGATGTCCACGACCGTGTACTGTCGCGGCGAAAGATAAGTCGTTTGCATTGGTGCGGTCACCTCTGGCTGCTCATTATACTCTGCAGCGGCGACGGGTGATGCATCAGATTGCTTAGGTGTCTGTTGCCCTTGCCATTTGTGCTTCATAGATCGTACTCTCCTGTGTAATCGAATCTGTCCTCCGGCTGCGGCTTGATGTTGAGCATGTGCGCGATCGGCGACTCCGGGTCGGGGTGTTGGAGATAGCTCGCCATGGGGGAGTCCTCGTGGATGTCGGAGCCTTGGAATCCGGGCGAGTAGGTAGCGAACTCCTGCTGCTTGCCGATCCGCTGCCGAACGTCTGACAAACCGCGCATGCCGGTGTGAATCTCGGTGTCGTAGAGGGATAGTAGCACGAACCCGAGCGACATGATCCGGTCGTCGTGGCCGCCGTACGCGGCTTTGGTGTCCTGCGCGTCCCAGTCGCGCTCCCAGTCTTCCATCTCTTCGACGAACCATGGGGAGTTGATGTCGATCCAGCCATCACGGAGGGCTTTGGTGACCCAGTCGACGAGCATCGAGCGGAACCAGTAGACGGTCACGATCCCCATCTTGTGGGCCTTGTGCTTCTCGACTTTGCGCGAGTCGTAGCGGACCCACGGGTGGAAGTTCACCCAGCCACGCTTGCGCAACTCGTTCTGGACTACTTCGCCGTTTCCTTTGCATTCGATCGCGGCGCGGGGTTGGCGACGAAGGCCCTCGTGATAGGTCGAGAAGTAAGTACCCACGGCCATGGCCATTGGCCAGAGATCGAAAGCGTTGGTGTAGTCGTACGCATACTCGGCCACTTGGGCATCGTTGCGCCAGGAATCGCCCTTGCGCATAAATTCGAGCACCGAACGGTCCTGACCGAGACCGTCAGAGGTATCGCAGCCGTATCCGTAGGTAGCAGTGTCATCGCGGGGCTCCCAGATATAGAGTTTGCCGAGGCCGTCGTCGGAGGAGTAGCCCTCCCACTTTACGGGTTGGAGAGTGTAGATCAGCGGGGTCGAGGTGCCCCACGCGGCACGGATCTCAACGGGGGCTTTGTTGCGGTCCCATCGAGGCTCAGGAATGCGCAGCCGGTCTGGGATGTCGTCTCCCAGAATGGTGTAGACCCCGTACGGGTTCTTGGCGGTCGAACTGTTGTGATAGGCAATGATCGTGTCAGCGTCGAAGACAGACAGGTTCGTGGACTGAAATGCTTCGATGTCATCGGCGGGCATCTCCTGAAAGAACTTGTTCAGCTCCTGTTTGGCACGGTGCTCGTCGTACTCCACTTCGTAGAACCACATCTGCTCGCGTGGCATCCGCCAGGCGTCGCCGAGGAAGCGGCGGAGCAGAGCGTTCGCGCGGACGTAGTTGTTGGCGCGTTCGGCATGGGCCACGACGTTCGGCGCCGGAGTCCAGTCGGGAGGGATCGGGCGGGCGCGGAGCCAGGTCTCGGATGGGTAAAGGTCGGTGCCCACGAACCAGGGGAGGAAGATCGGGCGGAGGCGGGAGCGCCCGTGCGACCAGTTCTCCTTAGCGTGCTGCCACGAGCGGTGCCACCAGTTGCGGCGGCCCATGGCGGTCGATTCGAGGACCAGAAACATCCACGGAGAATCGTGCATGGCGCGGAGAAGCGAAGCGTCCACGAGGTCTTCGGCGTGTTCGTAATCGGAGAGCTCGCTGAGGTGAGCGACAGTGGGGGTGGTACCGCGTGCGATCCCGGTGAATTGTGAGCCGTGCTGGATCGAGATCGCGGAGTCCTGATGGGGGAACTCTAACAGCTCGCCCACGATGCGACGGTCGGCGACCTGGAGGTACCAGGGCTGCTCGTCGTAGGCCAGCTCCATCATGCCCGCCATTTTGGTGGATTTGTCGGGGTCGGACGAGGCAACGACGGCATTGACGTGGGAATAGTAGAGAGCGCGATGGAGCACGCGAAGTTCGGTATCGGTCGAGACGCCAAGCTGGCGGGCCTTCAAATCGATCGAGGCGTTGGCGACACGCTTCAGCTCGTTCTCGGCGTAGATCGTGTGGAGGATACGCTGCGCCACGTTCGGCGAGTAAGTGACGAGGGTCCCTTCGAAGGAGCGGATCTTGGCGTAGCGCGTCGCCCAGTAGAGGAAGTCGAAGCGGCAGAGGAGGCGCTCGTTGCGCACCCATTGCCGCTCGTCGGGTTTGAGGGGACGGGTGAGCTTGCCCGAGTGGATGTCGCGGAGGGATTTGAAGTGCGTGACGGCGGCAGAGACTTCGGCGACTGATTTGTACTCCAGGGTGAAGTCGAGACGAGGGGAGCCGTCGGGTTTGCGCGCGGCTTGGGCGTGATCGATTGAGGCACGGATTATTGAGGGGTGGTACGTTTTACCCTCCTGTAATCCGCAAGCGCCTTGTCATCGGCCTTAATGTCATCCCTGTGACGGCCACACCAACGGCAGTATTTGTACCTCCAGGAGTGCCGATTGCGTAACGATCCATCCTTGCGCCGTGCTACGCAGATGGACATCGGATCATCTCCTCGATAGCTCGCTTGATCACGTCAACGTCCCACTTGAGCGGATCGCGATTGCGGTAGTAGCGCACATGGGGGCCGTACCACTCATCGGTCAGTGAGTCGCGCCCCCACTTCCAGTCACTGTTACAAGGGAGCAGGATCAGGGTCGGGATGCCGCAGAGGGCGGAGAGGTGCGCGACGGCAGTGTCGGTGGAGACGACATAGTCGAGGGATTGGATCTGCGCTGTCGTGTCTCTCCACGAGATGTCACGCGCGAGCGTACTGAAACGCATACACGGAGAAGCGCCAGGAACAAGCGATAGACACCACGCGTTATCCAGGTCATTTTCCAGGTAGCGCCCAACCCTGCTCGCGGTGTCATCATCAAGTGTGCGAATCTTGCGCAGCAGCCCCTGTTCGGCTGCGGTCCAGCAGAAACCGATCCTGTTCGTGGCAGCACGTGGCATAGGCCTGCCAGCGCTCCACAGCCACGGTTCAGGCCACGGCAAATCCTTCATCGACCGCATCCCTGCGAGCACCGGCAGGCTCATCCAGCTCGTCGTGTAGTCAATTCCCTCAGGCGAGATTCCATCCTCTTTTGCGACCACTTCATCGACGCCGAGCGCGCGCCAGTCGGTCCAGTCGAGCAGGCAGCGCCAGATCATCAGAGTGACCTTCGCCGCCCCGCTCTGTTTGATGAAGGGGAGCCACCGCGAATAGAGGAAAGCGTCGCCATAGCCACCTTCGCACATGGCGAGGACATGGCCAGGCGAGAGGGTCGGGTGCCAGGGGCGCGTACCGGGGAGCGGTAACCAGGACCATTCCAGGCGACCAAGTTCCCAGAGTGGCCATGCTTCGGCGAAGCGGCGCTCACGAAGGAGGGCTTGCGCGTAGCCGAGGGCGATCTGTTTGTTCCCATTGCCTCGCTCCCATGCAAACGCGTATAAACCTAGCGCACGATCAAAGTTGCCGCAGTCGGTATCGACATTAGCCATGTTGAACCACGCCACAGGAGATCGCGAATCTATGCGTCTGGCGCTGTTCAGGTGATCACGGGCAGCTTCGAACTCTCCCGCAGCGCGCTCGGCAGCCGCCACATTGCACAGTGACTTGTAAGAGGGATCGCGCCAGACCTGCTCACGTAATGCTGCGAGTGACTCCGCGATCTTACCGGCTTCCAGATCGGCGAGCGCTTCGTTGTTCGAGACGGGAGCCGAATACTCAGCCATCTAGGTATCGCCTCCAATCGCATTGTCAACACACTCAAATCCATCCTTGTGTTCATGAATAGGCGCACCGCACTTGTGGCACACGATTACGTAGCTGTGATCCGGGTCTGCAGACGCCATCATGCTTGCGTGAAGGACAGCCTCGTGTAGTTTTTCGGGCGGGACCAAAGGGTAGCGGATCACGAATCGCCTCCAAACTCATCCGTCACGAAATCGGCAGGGGATTCGCGGCGCTTCGTATCCGACGCTGCGCGCACGATCTCAGTGAACTCCAACGTATCCTCTTCCATCTCTTCGAGCGATTCGTCTAGGCGGCCCGCGACGGCGCCCGATTTGGAATTGGCGACTGCTGTGTTATTGATCTGGGTACCCGATGGCATGGGCACGAACCCGGACGACTTGAGCAGCATCTCCCGGTCCTTGAACCCTTCCTTGCCCTTGCCGTAGCTGATCGCCTTCTGCACGAGAGTGGTCGCGTTCATGGAGCGGACGATTGAGGAAGTGAGCTGGTTGCGCTCACGGGCGGACTCCTCGACCAGATAGAGAAGGCGGCCATAGCTGATCCCGGCGCGTGCGCAGAGGTCTTCGGGGGTGGCTTTCTGGCGTTCGTGCGAGGTCATCATGTTCCAGACCAGGATCAGGCCGACGCGTGGGTCGTTAGGGCCGAGATCGAGCTGCGAGAACAGGTGAAAGATCGATCGCCAGCCATGCGGGATGATAGTGCGCAGGCAGATGGCGAGCGGGGAGCCGATGCCGTTGGGGATGGGGGCGACGAACCGGTCACTCTCGGCGGGGGCAGGGGTGGTTACGCCGCTAGAATCCGGCATGATTTGAGGAGTCAAGGGATCGCCCGCTGCGGTCGAGTCCGATTTCTTCTTCGAGCCAGCCGGGGGTGTCGAGGGGGTCGTCGTGGTCGTAGGTTCCGACGCGAGTAACCGCCTCTCTTTCAGCCGCGACTGCTTGATCAGCGACGCCGCCCGGTTGCGCGACGACTCCGTCTCCCACGGGTTTCGCTTGCCCGCGCCCTTTTTCAAATCCATACCTCCTCCAGATATTGCGGTCCATCGCGATCTTTTCGCGTTCACGCTCGCGGGCTTCAGGATCGCCCATGCGCGAGAGGTCCTCTACGGTGATCTTGGCGCCTTCGTACGCGCGGCGCTGTTGAGGGTCAACAGGAGGGGGGATGGCGCGGTCGAGAGCGTCGGCGATTCGTTTGAGCAGGTGATTAGTCTGCGCCAACTCGACGTGGAAGTCCAGCAACCCCACGCGCGATTATCCCCGCTGCCGGTTCCCCGACGCGATCGTGGGGTTCAATGCGCCCGCCCCCACCTCAGCCCGCCTCGCGAATGTGATCTGAGGTTTGGCTTCTACTCTCGCGATCCCTTCCTCTTCGCGCGCTTGATCTGGTGCGTCGATGCGGCGCTCTTCAGTGGCCATGGCGATCTTTCGAGGAGTGAGCCCGGTGACGTCGACCGGTTGGCTGGTGTTGGGATCGACCTCCTCCAATGTGCCGGTGCCTGCGATGATCTTCTCCTTGGGCGTACGCGGATAGATCTCCATCTCGACCGTGATCCGCCAGGTGATGACGGGGAACGTGAGATGGCGCGCCAGTTCGCTGTCCATGTCCAATAGCTTCGCGAAGTCCGATTTCAGGATCTTCTTGACCTCTTCACCGTTCAGGGCGTTGAATACTCTCATCAGCTTTCACTTCCTCCTCAGCTTCATCAATCGGTCCTACAACTGTAATCGGATCAGGCACCGGCTTGCCGACCCCGAGCGCATCCGTCATCCTAGGCCAGTCGATCCCGTTCATCTGGGCGATCCGGGTCATCAGCGCGGTGTGCTTGCGAATCGGCACCCGTTTGCCCTTCTCCCACTGATCGGTGGTCCGCTTGCCGAGCCCGAGGATGGTCGCGAACATGTCGTGAGTCAGCCCGAGCTTGACCCTGAGATCAGTCACCTGTTGCGGGGTGGGTGGGTTGTAGGAGGGGAGGCGCCGCATGACGTTCGACACCCGCTGCCGCTCCTTGGCGATGATCTCCGGGGTCAGCCCGAGCTTGGCCATCGCCTCCAGACGCTTCTTCTTCTTCGCCGCCAGGGTGATGAGGCGCTTCGAATAGCGATCGAGGGTCTTTGCCTCCCAATCGACCGGCGACGCAACCTGCTCGACCTCAGCCACGACAGGAGCGTATCACGGGAGTGGGGAATGAGTCAACAGCTACATGCGAAATGCGCCGGTTTAGAAGATCTGGTGAGTCTCCTAGTTGCGCCGACCGTAATCTGGGTGTAACATCTCTCGTGCCGGATGTCTCCCCGGCAGCCATCATC